AATCTTTATTTAAAAATCAAAAATATTGTGAGCAATCTTTGAATGAGAATGATTCCATAATTAGAAATAGTAAGTATTATAATCAAGAAGTACTGGACAATTCTTTATCTAGGTTTTTTAAAAAAATAGAAGAAGAAGGGAAATCATTTAATAGTGAAGAAGCCTTTGATTATATATTCAAAGAAATTGAAATTAATTTTGATTATAATTTGATTAATAACAGAAAATGCACTTCATTACCATCACAAAAAGGAGTAAAAAAAACTGATAATAGTATAAATACTTTAAATTTTTTGGATATGTTAAAAGAAAAGTTAAAAGGGAAAGAAAATGGGAAATTAGATTCCTTAATGTTTTTTTCTGAAGTTATTAAGTTTTCTCAAGACACAGATATAATATCAATACTTAGTAAAAAAACTCAACATGAGGCTAATAGAGAAATTTATGAGTTAAATTTAGAAGGTAAAGTTTTGGCTTCTATAGTACAATATTTTTTTAAGTTTTTGAATAATAAAGTAGATGAAGAAATGGTTGTTAAACCTCAGATAAAAAAGTTAAAAAAATTAAATGAAGTTAGTGTAATGGTCAACACTAAAGAAAGTTTTGAATCAATACTTATGTACAATGGGGATATGAGTAAATATAGTGGACAAGATATTTTTAGAAAATTTATAAGTTTAGTAAATACAATGTATATACAAAAATACATAAATAAAGATTTATATAATTTACTCAATTATTGTTTAATCAAATTTCACAATATGACAATAATAATTAAAAAACAGATGAAAAAATCAGAAAAAATAAATAAAAACAAAGATAAAAATAGAGTAGAAGAAGATTTAGAAATAAAAGGTTCAGAAATGTTTTTGGAAACTGAAGATTTTAATAACTATTTTTACTCTTTAAAAACTTTTGAGTCATGGGCTCAAGGAATATTTCATAACATATCATCATTTGTACATTATCTATGTCTTATGACAAAAAAAGATCTACTCAAAGAAGATATTAAAAATATAATACAATGTGTTCATAGTGACGATGTTAATGAAATTTATCTTATAGACAATAAAGATCCAATTAAAAGAAAAGAGATAGAAATCAAGATAGTAAAAGTGAATACTTTAATCCCTCTATTATTCTCACTTCAATCATCTTCTACAAAAGATTCT